AAACCCAGCTTGAGATTTTGCTTGTATTACATTCTGGTAGTAAATTGTCGAAATATGACCACCCCGAATTGTTTAATAGAGGTCAACTCAGAAACCTGTTAAGAACGTGACGTTCTCCTTGATGATGTTGATGGCGTACCGCAGGTTAAGAATTCAAGCCATCTATAGTTTAGTCATTTGGGTACGTTCGACAGAATGTCAGGCTTTCCCCGTTCGCCTTAGTAGTAGCTCTATTGAGCTACTACGCTGATTAGACGAGTTAGTGCAGCTTTCGTTGCACCTTCGAAACCAGATACATCGAATCCGTGAGACTCGATATCACGCAAGATTTCCTTCTTGGATGGACCATCTTGCTTTGCAGCAGTCTTTTTAGGTGATGCTACGTACACACCCTCACGAACGAGTTTAGAACGGACAGACCGTACAGTCTTGCCCAAAGTTTCGGCAATATCGTCCAAGCCGTCATTACCAACTTCATTATACATTTCGATCATCGAATCGACCATCTCTGCCGTATAATTAGCAGCTTTTTGGGTTGCTTCAGCCATAATTCACCTCGATTAGCTCTAAAGCGTGATGGCAATAGTTAGAGGCATTGCCGTTCCCTCATTTTGTAAAACAATCTTAACAAAAAAATAACCTACAAGCAATTCAAAAATCATGGGCGAGAGTAGTTTTTGTACTAGCGAAGGATTGTTTTGAATAGTGCCTAGTGTGTAACACATTATCGGCTTGCCTTGCTTTCCATACTCCTATCAACTCGCCCTTGGACTTTGCGGAGGGTTTTTTAATGAAGGTTATCCCTTACCTCAACTTCAAACTAAATTTTTAATTGCTGTTCTAAATCTATCCCTTAATTCAATATCAGACTTTGGAACAGTCATCATCTGAAACTTGTAGTAACTAATCCAAGCATTTTTAAAATGCTTAACATTACTTGATAGTGCTAATCTATCACATATCTCAGCGTAGGTATCCAAAGGATTGAAGTAATCAATCACTGTAGTATTTTTATCACAGATAAACAAGCTCTCATCAAATAATTTATCAAACTGCTCACATGAATTTGCAAACATATGAGCCAATCTATGTCTTTTTATTCTGTACTGCCTAAATCTTTTAAGTAATTCAAAGTCAAAGCGTAAAAAGATATTTGGAACAGTAGTAGACCAACTTTCAAAATCAAAAGTATAGTCAAAAGGTTGTTGTAATTCTAATGGAATGTCGTTAATAAATTTAGGATTATGATGATGTAATTTTAAGAGTTGTTCTTCTGGACCTGTGTAAATATGTTGAAAACAGTGAAACTTAAACCCATCCCAAAGATTACTGTTGTGAGATTTTAATAGAGACATTAAAAATTCTCCCCCAGCACCTTGTCTTGCAAAAACTACAGCAACAAAATCACTTTGAGATCCCAACACAGCCCCCTCGCCCGCCTGTTGAGTGAACTAACCGCACAGTTTCCATACGTCCCAAAAATGGTTGTACGAAACCAACGTCTTAGTCCTTGCCGTGGTAGGGTGCTCAACTTAAACGGTGGTAGGCGACAGCCGCCAAGGAGCACACCTGATGAAAAACTGGGGATGTTTTTTACATCGTTTCCCCTGCCCCTCAAGAGCCGATGGCACGGTTGCGCGTTGTGCGATGCGCCTACTCCAGCGATATTTAACAAGCAGCCTCGTAGGTGGGGCTTGGGAAGCTGTTAATCCGTGCCTGGATACCCTATGACGTTTGGTACACGGCTCAGTCACCCAGAGCAGGGGAAAATGAAGAGGAGGCTGAGACCGGTTCCGTGACTCCGTTGCATCATTAACTGGTTTTAACTTTCGCACGTATACCCGAAGGTTGCATATGCCCAGAGGATGATGCCTCATCTCATTTTCTAAAAACATAATATCAATAAAATTTTCAAAGAGCAATTAAAAAGTGAAAATTTTATGACTGGTGGGTCTTTGTAAGTTTCATTTTAGAGAAGCGTCTACACACCTTCTCATCGCGCAGGTGACAACCTCCTAATAACCACTGAATCTTCTCTTTAAGAGTAGCCTTATGAATAAGACCATTAGATTCAACCACTTTCAATGTAAAAAACTTCCAGATCATATAAAATACTCCTTTTCCGTTTCAGAAGATAAATATATCAAAAATGAAACCTAAGAGCAATTTTAAAATGTATTATAGATCGTAGTTAGGAATGAGTTTATACCACAATAATGCGTCAATTACCCGGGCAAATGAGTAATCATGCTCCATTGTATTACAATTCATTAATTTGTCACTTCTCTTAACAAAAAGATCTTCAATTGTATCTTTATTCATAGACGAAATTAAATTAACACCATCCTTTCCAGCTATGTTAAAAATTCTCTGTGTAATATTTTTTGTTTGGACTAAATCCTCATAATGATTTTTTAAAGGTTGGTGCCACAAGTTTTTACAAACCCCATCCTGCCAAAGTTGTTGACAACGAAGATTCTGAGATAAAAAAGTTGTAGAATAGTTAAATTTCAAAGACTTTAACCAAAGGTGTTGAGGATCAGATAGGGTTATAATTTTTGGATGAGATACTCTGATAATTGGGTGATGTACATTAAATCTGCCACATATAGCTAGCACACGATCTACTTTTGTACCTAATAAAGTGTTACAATAATTTAAGTGACACTCATCATCCTGAATATCATGTATGTTTATACATAAAGAACGACCCTTAGATACAAAGGACATAAAGTCAACGGAACTAAGGGTCGAATCTAAAAGTATCATTAAGCAGCTTGTATTTTATCAACTAATCCAGGTGTGAAATAAGGCTTCCACTTTTCAATTAAAGGAGTAAGTTTTGAACGTAATACCATTTGATCTGATTCAGACAAGTCAAAAATCTGATCAATACCGTGTTCACGATAAGTTGTTGATGCAATCTCTTCAGCATCAGCAACACTCTGTTTACGCTCTTGTCTAGCTACTACTTTAGATGATTCTTTAAAAATCGCTTTAGTTTCATCATCAAAGTCGCTCCACATATCTTGATTCATGAGAATAGAAGTTAAATACATAGAGTGTTGTGTATCAGTACAGAACTTTTGTGTCGAGCGAGCGTCTGCATGATAACGAGGTAAGGTAGTTTGTGTGATATTATGAGAACCAAACTCAGTTGATTTAGAACCAAGCTGTTCAAAAATATCATTCCAAAGTGAGTTACTAGTGCCAGAATGAGTTAGTCCATTAAAATCATTTATTGATTTGATTGGAGTATCACTTGCCATTACTTTATAACCACCAGAGTATGTAAAGCTTAATCCTTTTACATTTAGTGTATCTCTAACGTGTTCTAATAGTTCCTCACCAACTTTACCTTCAAAAACTCTACTTGCGTGAGCATGGTCCCTAAACAAGAAAGGTAATCCTAATGCTAAAAAGTCTGAAGCATTTGAAAAAGCAAGACCCATCGTATACATTTGACTCATTTGAACTCGACCAGTACGTAGTTCATTTAATAAATCACACGGTTGATTATTGTTATACTTTGCTTCGTAGTCTTTCAACTCAAGAATTTCAAAGTTAAATTTATTGCCTGATAGACGATTCACCTCACGCTCAAAATGTTGAGCAGTGCGATAGAAAATTTCAACAGGTTCGTGATAAAGAATCCATTTGATGTTCTTCATGTGTATCTCCTTAAAATTTAGTACATATATCATACTACAATTTTTATAAAGAATCTAAATAAAATTGTTCACAATTATCTAAAGCCTGGTCTATAAAAGAAGAGGTTCCTGATATTTTGAGAACATCTCGTGGTGCATACCCACAGTTAGCAGTAGCATGTGGAACATGACGCCAATTAAACCATACAACATCACCCTTTTTCCACTCAGTCCAATGATCATGACCAAATTGCCACATCCAACCAGGTTGCCAGTCTGACAACGCTACAAAAACTCTGTGCATAGTTGGATGATTTACAGGTTGTCTTAGTTTCTTATCAAACTTGAAATGTGAATAATCGGGATTATCAAGTGTCCAACAGGTTAAGGAGTCAACGTGTAGATTAACTTGGCAACCAGTAGGTTGACGATTTACATTACAAACATAATTTTTGAACTTGAGTCTTTTAGCTATTTGATTAGCTAATTCATCTGGCGCAAATTTATCATATCCGTAGTTGTAATTATATTTTTCAAAAGTGCTTAGTTCAGATTTGAGCACATACTTATTATCATATACACTATCGAACCTAGCAATTAGGTCTTTATCGTCTGGGACATATTCCCAATCTCCACCAATATTACCAAGAACTCTAAAAGTTTCATCACCTTTTTTATATTCAGAAATTGAAAGTAAAAAGTCGTCATACTCAAAATTTTCATCTTGAATTAGATCTATCCAATCTTGTAAAGTATCAACTTGATCATAGAGTTCTTGATATGTAGACATTAAGCCGCTTTCTTTTCAGATAAGTTCTTTACATTGACGTATTGAACAGTTTGTTGTTGAACTAAATTATCAATCCACTCATTACGTTTAACAACCATCATAAAAGTATTGCGAGGTACATTAGTGAGATTTTCAGTACCATGACCAGTGTGATCTGGATTGAAAATTAAAAACTGACCTTTGTTCAAGTTGATTGAGACTTGAGAATCAGCAGTTTTAAAGTGATACCAAGCACCTCCAGGCATATCATTGAGTTGAACGAAGATACGTAGTGTCTCTCCTAATTCATTGCCTCTTTGATTATCGAAGTCAGTGTGAATCTCCATCTTATGACCAGGTTGTTGTTGAAAAATTCTAATACGAGTCTTTTCACACTTAAACCAATCACAAATAGCAGCTAACTGAGGTGAAGAATAGTAAGATTCTGTGTATTTAAAATTGTTTGGATCTTCCTCGTTCCAAAAATCAGAAATTTCTGTGGTGTGTGAGTTTCCGTCTTCAGAGCGAAAAGCGTTGTAAAGGTAACCATCTACGATACCTTTTTCTTCATCAAATTGTACGATGTTAGCATCATCCACAGCTTTTTCACGGCGTGTGTATTTTAGAGCAGCTAATTCACTGTCCCAATCGCCTTGAAATACAAATGGACTTGCATAAATACCTGTAGAAGGATTGTATCCTTCTGGGTTATATTGTTTAAGTTCTGACATATGTGTCTCCTTTATGGGATAACGTCCCAAATTCTAAAAATAGTATAATCTTTTGCGCAAGATTTGACAATGTTTTCTCCAATAATTTTGGATCTTGCATAGTGCAAGTGTTCTACAGATAAATTCTCTAGAGGGAACTCCCAGAGCCGTTCATCTGAAATTTCTGGTAGGTGTATTGTTTGACTAGCAAACTCATTATTAAGTGCTCGCTCAAAATAATTTCCAATTTCTTCCCTAGAAATAGGTCTTATCCAATCATTTGTCCAACCATCTACCACCTTAGTGCTACAGTAAAATATACGAGCATTGGGAAAAGCATGACAGGTTTTCATAATACCTTTTGTATCTAAAATAACAGTCTCTCTATCTCTACGAGGTGATTCTTTACGACAAGCACGAGCACAATAAAATATTGTATCAATATTGCTAGTACTAGCTGCCCATTTCCACCACGCACCTTGCCATTCAAAACGACCAGGCCAAGCAAGTGTATCAAACCTATCGTGCAAGTATGATCCTAAAAATCCTCTATGACCAATCGTAAGAATCTTAGTCACGAATAAAACCAGTGATGGTAAAGGTATATTTTGGATTTATACCTGCATTTGCACTGAGATGAAAAACACCTTCTTTGATCTCAACAGCATAACCAGAGTCATATTTTGAAATCATATTATCATGAACCTGTAACACGTGACCCCAATCCCACGGAGTTACAGCGACGAACCATCTAGTAATTTTTCCATCACCATATCTATCTTTAAATCCATTATAAGAGTCAGTATGTAAATGAAGAATTTGACCAGGATTATACTGTAATAATCTGACCATAGAAGTTTCCATATCTAAATTCAATTTTTTAAAAGCATCTCGACCAATCATAAGTTTTAAGGCATGATTATGTTGCGGTTCAAGTCCCCAGTTCCATTCTTGTGAGTTATGCTTATTATAACCACACCACACAGCCATGACAGATTGTCTAAGAGAATCATCAGGAATAAAAGGTCTGATGGGTTCTATAGACTTAAACATTGCTTCATCTCTATTTTCATCAGCCCACTTAACAATGCTTTCCCACGACACACTAAAGTCAACTCGGGTTTCAAGAGGTGATATTTCATAGTGATTATCAAGAGATACCTTTTTATCATCTAAATAGGATTGAAAATAGTCTTGTTTTTCATAGATGTTCATTTTAATTTCCCACTCCAATGCATAGTTATTTTTGGAGTCACTCCACAGTTTGCACTACCATGATAGATGCCAGGCACAAGATCCCATGTATCTCCCTGTATCCACGGTTGCATTACGTGATTTCCGTAATGAAAATAATGACCCCAATCCCAATCAGAAACAAAAGTCATATATCTACGTAGACGAGAGTAGTCTGGGTATTCACCTGTCTTTCTCATGTAAGAAGAAAAAGTATCAACATGAGTAGGAATGGTCTGACCTGGAGGTTGAACAAAGAGACTCATAGTCATATCATCAAGTTTATCTTCGAACATTTTTTTCAGTGGTTCATAAAAGTCTTCAAGTTCCTCGTTTGCAAATTTGAAGTAGCGAGTGTTATGCTCATTATAGTCATTTTCAACCAACCATTGTTTAGCTTGTTCATATATTGGACAATGATTGACAGAATCTTCAGCGTGCATAACTTCTTCAGTCTCTTCATTCCACCACCAATATTTTTGTGGAACTCTAACTTCGTTTGCTTTAGCAACAGCCCACTCTGCAAGACTAAACCACTTGATAGAAGTATCTCTATACAACCAAGATCCTCCATCTTTATGATTAGTCTCTGAGGGGTCCCAATGCCATGGATTTTGTGTAATCACCTCTTTTGGTACAGCTTGATATGGATCAATATACAAGCTAAGATCTGATTTAATAGGATACGTTTTCATTTGTCATTGCTCCTGATATACTACAAGTAAGTTTTAGTCTGATTCCCATGTTTGTGCTACAGTGAGGTCTTGGAATTGGTAGGTTATATACTTCACCACTCTTCCAACGAGGAAAGTAAGAATTTTCTATTTGTAGCACATGACCCCAATGCCAATCAGAAATCATTACAAGGTGACGACGAATCGGACCAAGATCACACATTTGAGAATCTATGTTTGGATTGAGTTCAGAATTATTTCTAGCCCAGTTTCCTAGATTGTCATGATGCCAAGGCAAAGTATGACCTGGTAAGTAAGCTAAAAGTCTAACAAGCGCGGTATCATAATCAATACCAATCTTTTCTTCCCAAACCTCTCGTGTACCTAATAATTCTTTGATTTGCTCATTTGAATTTCCGTACAATCCCCAATTATATTCAGTGGTGTTTCTTGGGTTATACCCACACTTCATTGGCATATTCTCAGTTAACTCGTTGTAACCATCACCGTGATAGGGACGTCTTTCATAGTATTTTTTCTGACAAGTATGTTTGTTTGCTTGCATCCAATCAATAAAATCATTCTCATTTAAGTCTAACCTTGAAATAGGTTTTGCATCCCATGTTTCAGTAGTAGTGCTACCAATCGCTATAGCCCACTCTTCATATTCTTTATCAGGTCTCTCCTCTAAAAAATCCCAAAGTGTAACCTCTGGGTGTTTAGCCATTACGCTTTCTTTGATGTAAATATCAATATCATCAGGTATACCTTTATAGGTTCCTGTTGCTCTACTAGGTAAAATTTTTTCCATCTTTTTTTCTCTCCCATGCTCTGCTAGAGCCAATGTTCCAATAGTCCATGCTAATGACATTTTTTAAATCCCGTTAGCACTAGTGTGTATCTAGTCTTATTACTTGCATTCACGAATCCGTGTAAAGTGTTATTAGGTATTTCATACATTGAAAATTCACTCCATTTTGTAAGAATTTCATCTGGGCAAAACAACATCTGACCTAGTGCCCAAGGTTGTAGTGGTATCCAAACTCTTCTAACTCTATCTAAATGAGGTTTTAGTTCTTCTAAAGTTTTATCTCTACCAAGATACGATCCGTATAAATCATAATGTGCTGCCTCAATATTACCTGGAAGTGATTTGATGATAACCGCGTTACAGTTTTTATCATCTATCTCAACTGAGTCAAATGCTCCTCTATATTTTAAGGATAAAAAATAATCGTTTTCTACATTGAGAGTAAAATAAGTAGAATTAGAAGGATTATAATATTCATGCAATTTTTGTTCGTATTCAGTTCGAGAGGGTTTTAACCATTCGTCCACAGCGCTACATCTTTTTTGCCAAAAAGTCTCTGAGGTGGTTTTTGCCAAGTGTATGATGTCAGAGTAATCTTTATGTCCAAAACATTTGAATGTCATTCTAAACTATACCTTTCTTGATAAAATCCTATTGGAAGTCTGAAAACGGGAGTGCCGTTAATTTTAGTGTTCAAAACATACCTCCACCTGTCTAAAAATCTATTGTTATCTTTAAATAAAAACGGATCTTTTTTAGCAAAAACTCGACCAAGACCCAAACGAATCTTAAAAAAGTCCGGCTCCGGTGCAACTGGTGTATCTCTTAAGTTTTTCTTTATAAGTTCTTTTTGGTGATGTACTGAATCAATTTGAAAATGTTTTTTTAACATATGACATTGTTTAACATGAAGCTCAGGTAAATCAGGAGAGGTATAAAATAACTCAACATTTCTAAAACCAGCTAATTCATTTGCAGCGTGGGTGTCATAAAAAGTCGCATGAAGTTTTCCATGTATTGATTCTAAAAACGGATCTAAACCGCAAATTAAATTACAAAAGTTTTTGCCTTTTATATTTGGCAAATTATAGTGTCTAGGTGATAGGCTTGATCTAGTAAAAAACCATTTATCACTTAGATACTCTTCAAAATAATTTTCATAAATAGTGTATATTTTAATCTTTGTGGGATGTAATTGTTGCTCTATACTTTTGAGGTAAGGAATCGTAAAATTATCAACCTCAAAATTACTTAAATTATCTTCAAAAAATTTAATTACTACTATCTCATCAATAAAAATATTATTATCTAAAAATACATTGAGCACAGTAGTGCTGTCAGCTCCTCCACTAAAGAAAAACTTTATATACTTATAACTATCTCGTAATTGTAAGGCACGAGTTAACATTAATGATTTAAGTGATTGTGCAGGCTCGATAGACCAATCGAGCTTATTAAAAGAATCATCAGCAAACATTGTAAATTTAATATCACTGTGATGTTTACCTGATGCTTGAATAGCTTGATATTTATGTTTGTATCGAGTACCTGCATACTCCCAATACGCGTTTAACATAATTTATTGTATGTTATTTACTATTTATTGTCAAGTTTTTTTAACACTGCATAGTAAGATTTTGTTAATTCTTTATTATCTAGTTTCAAGGCTTCAATAACAGCCTTAAGACCTGCTACCTCCGCACGTAAATCAACCAGCTCTGCTAATTGATGATCATTAAAACTATCCGACATAAGCTCGTTCGAGTACGTAAGTTCCTTGTTCATTTTTTGATCCTTCCGAAAATCCTCTTGATTCTAGTATGTCTTTCATTTCTAAATTAAAATCCATATTACCACAAATCATTACCCTACTGTCATCAGGTGAAATATATTTCATAATATTGTCTGTCTTGATTAAAGAAGTGATACGAGTATTATCATACCACGGCTCTTGTGTCACAATAGGGTAATACAATATATCTGCTTCATCTCCAAGAAAGGCATCGTATGCTTTTAAGTCAGCTTTGTGTGCTACAGACCAAACAACAAAGATGCATTCAAAAATCTCATAATACCAAGGATCTCTTAGTATACTTATAAAAGGTGCAATGCCTGTACCAGTGGCAAATAACCAAAGGTTGCTACTCTTATCATAATCAAGATTTGTAGAAACCAAAGAACCTGTAGGTTTTTTACCTATCATAAGTTCATCACCGACACGCATTTGAGATAGTTGTGAGGTGAAGGCTCCATCAGGAATATTTACAGAGAAGAATTCTAAATACTCATCATATGGACCAGAGGTATAAGAGTACGCTCGTTTAAGTTTTCCATCTAAACTGAGCATAGTAAACTCACCAGCGTTGAACCGATGAGTTTGAGGTCGTTCAGTTCTGAAAACAAAAAGACGGTCAGTATAATGATGTATATCAATAATCTCTACTTGATCAAAAGTCAATTTGTCCTAACCCGCTTCCTACACTGCCGTGATGTATTTGATTGTGAGTGTGCTGCTCATCAGAAGATTCATAGGGACAGTCCTTGATATTACAAGGCCAGATAGCTGGTTCGCCATCAGACATATCCCAAAGATTGATAGTGCAAATTGAACATTTGCCTACTGCTTCACCAAAATGTTGTTTAGCCATTATCCTGTGGACCTTTCTCTACCTGCTCAGTACAAAAACAAATCTCATTCTTTCCGTCTTCAAAACTTTTAGTAGTAATTCCAACATGACAACTAGATATCAAATCGTAAGTTTCATAGACATATGCTTCAACCTCTACTGGAGAAGCTGATAACATACAAAAGAGTATAATTTTATCCAAAGTGCTCTCTGCCTCCGTCCATACGATTTTCTTCTTCTTCCTCATCGATCATTTGTTGCATCCAGTCAGAGATGCCAAACTCGTCATCAAGATCATCACCAACGAGTTCACGAACCTCTTCTGGTGTATCACATTCATGATAATCATAGTGTTCATCATCACCGTCTACGAAGCTACCAACAAAACCCATACCAGGCTCATAATAAGTAGCATGAACTCCCCAACCTTGCTCTACGGCAGCTTCATACACACCAATCGGAGGACCCCATGCTGTATCAAAAGACATTACAACAGTAAAATCATCAACCCACTCAGCGTGACTCATTGAAGCATCCCACTTAGTTCCCCAAGCGTTGACACGTGACCAATACCAATCATCTCTGTCCCATTCTTCTGGAACAAAAAACCCAAAGAACGTCCAATTATCATCATTATCTTCATTTTCAAAATGTTTGTGAAGTTCGTCTGCTTCTTCTTTAGAAGCGGCGGTGAGAGTGAGTGAGTTGTTACACCAGTTTGGCATTGAAATCTCCTACAAGCTAAATTTTCATCTTGTAAAGAATACCAAAAAACTGATTAAAAGGCAAGTATAAATAAGACGCAAGTGTGGCGTAGACACTAAGAAACTACGTTTCCACCCTAGCTCCCTACGGTCGCACAGTGTTTCGATAGCCTGTGCCGCGCTGTTCGCCAGCGTTTTTAATCGAATTCAGCTAGTGCCTATAAATTAGCACAGCTGATGAGCATTAGCAATCATTAAAATTTTTACGTTTCAGCTATGAGTTTGAACTGAAGTTCTTTTTTAATCATTTTACTGATAAGTTTATTTCCTTGTAAAGAAAAGTGAAAAGTCCACGGTTCGGCTAAGTGTGCGTCAACCATTGTTTGAGCACGCTCTTCAAGTGTTGCAAAGTCTTTGAACACACCCGCTTCTTGTAACACTGCATCAAATAGATTGTTGTCTTTGAACAACCAGTTTTTCTCAGGTATGCCTAGATCATAGGTGGTTTGAGAACAATACACATAGAATCGATTGCCTGTGCCTTCAAATATTGTGCGGAAGAAGTTCAAGTCTTGTTGCAACTTTTGAAGTTCATAGTTAAACGGTAAATATTTTTCTTGAAACTCTCTAAAGCGTGTAGTTTCGTTGATATGCTCATCTCTTAGTTGGTTTAAACCTTTGTGATACGAACAGCTGTCAAAATGTTCGCCGTCGAGATGAGCAAAGACCACATCGTTGTTTAGATGTAAACGTGTAATAGAGGACACAGACCAAAAACAAATACAGTCATTGTCCCTTAAAAAGTCTAATCCACTTTGAGTAATAGTCTTCTTCAAACGATTGATAGCAAACTGATTAGTAGGTTCTTCACCACTAGTTAACCACTGATAATAGTCAATATTCAACCACTGACCAATTTGCATCATATAAGCAGTCTCAGGCATATACTGAGTATCTCTGATGAACTTATCTTGTTTAGTTGGATCTACCCAAGAATAATCACCATTGGCATTGCTTAGTCCAACATTGTATAATACACGTTTTTTCATAATTCCTCACTTAAACATAATCTATTGTGTGGTCCTCCACGGTTTAGGTGTGACCATGAATTGTCACCAGTAGCTAGACAAACAGAGTTTGATGGAGTTACGCCTAGCTTAGAGCACAGTTCAATCTGAGCAGTTTTGTATGTGTTCACAATATAGTCAGAAGAAAAGGCTAGCATAATTGCAAGTCCAACTTTTTGAGAAAAGTAGTTTAGATAATGATCTTTTCTGTAAACAAATAACCCATCGTCTTCATAGTTTGATTTTGAATATCGCATACCAATTCTAAGTCGTGACACTGGAAAAGTTTTTGATAGTGAAAAAGTAACCTCCTCAATGCACTGATACGCAAGATTGACGCACAAACTGTGGCAAGTTCCAAACCAACACATGTCAACTAACACAGGTATTTCAAGTGCTTCACACTGCTCAAGAGTTGCTGTATATTGATACTCATTTCCTGAATCAGCAAAAGGAACTGAAATGATCACAACATCATTAGACTTGAGAGGTTCATCATCTAACCAACACCAATCTAAACCAGAGTTGAACATGATTTTGTGATAGGCATATTCTCCTCGCCAAATTCTAAAACGTCTTTTTGCGTGTCTAATATAAAACTTGTCAAAAGCCTCAGTAGTTCCATTAGAAAATGCTCTATAGGGAAAATCATCTAATCCTAGAATTTGATTGTTTACATTTGATGAAATCCATTTATGATAGATGTTGCAAAAATCATCTTCCATCAGTACATTTGAAATACTAGGACTCATCTTCAATTGTAAAAGTCCTTGAACATTTGGATCATCAATGCACTTGCCTTGTTTATATTTAGGTCTCATTGTCTATTTATGAACTCCCATTGCGGATTCATCCCACTACCAGGTTTATTATTTCTTAGCTTATATAACTCGCCACTATAATCAATATAAGCATTGTGCTTTTTTAACATCTGATCAAGATAAGGAATATTTTGTTCAAACTGTTGTTTGAGTTCGAGTGAATTTGTGAAGAAAAACAAACCATTACAATCAATAATTAAGTGTAGCTGTTGATTATATAATGCCTGTCCTAATCTAACCCAAATCCATGAAGGAGTAGTAGTTGACCAAACACAGGGATGATTAGTAGATAGTATATAATCTTCAACTGGGAATCTATAGTCTGTAGAAATAAAAACATAATCAGCACTTCTTAAATATTTAGAATTGTGCGCATCATCCCATGTCCAAGTAATTAGGGGAGAGGTATAGTTAGATTCTATTTCTGATATTAACTTACCACGAATATCATCTGCTACTTCGGTGAAAGACTCAACACACTCTATAGATTTAGAGATAATATTACATAAAGGTAATAGATAATCTAAATCACGAGCTGTATATGACCCTAAATTCACAGCAGGTCGTTCATGGTCAAGTAATTTGGACAAAATAAAATTTAAAATAACTAGCTTACCTGGATTGTTTTTGATGTTTACTTCAGGATAATCAAAGTTATTTATTTTATTCAGCAAAATATTTTGTGACCATCTCTAACATATCGTCATAACGAGCGATTTCTTCCATCTCTTTTTCAATCGCTTCCATTATGTCAGGATGCTCACCTACACCTACGGGGTGGGCTAAATATACCTCGACGTTCATTTTATGTTTATCAATATGACCTCTAGCGTGTGATTCAAACGCTACTAAAATTTCTTCTCTTAGATCTTGCATTGCTTACTCCTTTATGTCAAATCCAGAAACTTGTAATGTATATTTTGGTTTTAAACCAGCATTCATTGATATATGCTCATGATTTTGATCCCATGTGAATCCTTGACCAGCCTTCCAATGTGTTGAGTTTAACCAGTTACCGTCTTTTTCATATTGAATCATATGCCCTGGGTCCCAGTCTTCAAGGTAGATATTAGCTCTAACAGGATCTCTTGTATCATTTGGAAATTCTGATTTGATTTTATAGAAAAAATCACGATGTCTAGCAACAGCCGAACCACAAGGTTGTTTAATAGTAGAAATTGAAACTACATCAATATCAAGTAATTCACCTAAATCGCTAAATAGTTTTTTATCATCCCACCACAACTGATATATTGTAGTATTTTCTAGTACATAACTATCAGGAAAGCCTCCATAAGGTTCATATATGTCAGGCATGTCCTGTGGTTGGTATGTGGCACAAGAATATGCTGGTATATCATAGTCGCCATTCAAAAAGATTGACCAGTTGTAGTCAATGTCTACAGATCTAATCATCTGGTTGTATCACTCCGATACACCAATTTTCTGCTGCATCTTCAGCGTAAGATAAAGAATGAACAGTGGTTCCACTAATCATTGGACGAGACTCAATCAACTGCCCACCAATGATCATATTGACATACCATACATTATCTTTTTGAAAGATCTCAGCGCGGCGTAACTTATCTTCACTAAGCATCACTTGTTTTATATCGGTCATAATCGCTCCTATACATTGTATTCATTCGTCTGTGTAATTCATTAAACACTTTATTCCAATACCATTTTGCCCACGTATCTTCATCAAGTGTCGCTAATATAGCCAACACATTATCTAATCTTTTCTGGTACACGTAAAAATCACTTTCTGTGTCTTTGTAGTTGCTGTATACATACATTGCTTCTCCAAAAGCTAGTAGCTTCTTAGTGCAAGTTTTCTCTTTGGTCGTTTTTTATAACGAATTTTATCTGGAAACTTTACGAGTTTAAGAGGAATAGCTAACTCAGGATGGCGATCAACTATTCCCTCTAAACCTGTATCAGTGTTCTTCTTGCCAGGTTCTTTCATAAGTTGGTAACTCCCCCATACCAGCTTTTTTACGCTGAAGATTTTCTCGCCACATTGGTCTGTCTTTTGGAGCAGGCTCTGGAGTCTTATCAATATCAGTCATGATTTTATTGATTCTTGACTCCATCCAAGAAATAGCAGTGCTGATATGACCTGTATCATGTGGTTGCAGTTGTGACTTTGCGTATTCAACTTCACGGAGTAGATGAATTACACGCTCATACATGTGACGTTCTCCGTTATAGTGCATCAGTTATCTAACTCCACAGCTGAGTGTTCCAAAACAAGAGTGGTTACTTCTTCCATCTCAGTACAAACAATCTTATAGTGTTTCCAATCATCATCGTGAGATCGTCCACCGAACTCAACAACCCAACCATTGTCAGCTCGCCTGACTGTAAGATCTTCATTTACTTTTGCAAGTTTGCTTGCAATCATTCCATCCATATTTGCTGCTCTCATCTCATTATCCTAACAGTTTGTGTGAGGTTGAATCAAGATAGTCTTCACTATCAAAAAATTTACGGGTCATAGTCTTTTGCCAAATCTGACCGTCAAGATCACGATAAGTTGTGACCAGTTGTTGTTCTATTAAACCCTCATTAGGTTGTGATAAGAATTTATCTGGCTCCCAACCAGAGTCAGTTTTAGTCATAAGTGCAATCATCTAAATCTCCTATTTTTTATACTATACAAGAAAATAGAGTAAAAAGCAAGAAGGGAGTTAACTTATAACCCCCTTCTATACTATTAGTTTAAAAACTTAGCTTCTTCATCAGTATAAGGCCACATTATTTTTTCCTTTTCTTCAAATATAAACTTATCTGTTCAATAATGAACGGATTCATTAGTTATTCCTATCAAGTTGATTTACCTCAGCAACAAGTCGGCGTTCTAATTCGGCAACTGTGTACTGATATTCACGGTATTTCAATGGGTTTGATGGTGTTCCAAAGTCAAGGTTAAGAAGTGCTTTCCACATATTAGCGATCATTTGTAGTACTCCTTTAATGTTTTATCATTAAGGATTGCTAAAATTCCTGCATAGTCTTCCTGTGGATACTCATGTCGAAGCATATGAGCCAGTTTTTGATTAGCTTCTATTTGTCTAGAAACTTGAACCGCACGATTCATTGCATCTAAGTGACCAACCATCCATGCGAACAGTGTTGCAACAAACGAATTGCGAATCATATTAGCTACCTTGATGCAAAACGAACAAGTGTAGCCCCATGTTTGGGTAAGTGTAGTCATTGTATTCTCCTCGAATATTGATTATTTGATCTCAATTAAACGAGGACGCTGCTCTTCAGGAATAACTACTTTGAGATTAATCACTAGTAGACCATCCTTAATTTCAGCTCCATGCACTTGAGTGTGCTCAGACAGACGAAACTGACGTTTAAACTTCTTTGTACTAATTCCACGATGAATAAACTCACGACCACGAGATACATGTTCACCTACTACGGTTAACACTCCTTCTTTAAGTTCAGCTGATACTTCATCTTTTGTGAAGCCCGCAACTGCAATCTCAATGGCAAACTCATGCTCATCGTACTTGACGATGTTGTGAGGTGGATAGTGATCCATAGCATGTTGTGAGATTTGTTCTAATTCATTTAGAATATGATCAAAGCCGATAAATCCAGCTTTACGAATAGCGAATTGTCCTGTCATTTTTTTCTCCTTTATAACAGCAAGAAATTATATAAGTCCCTAACGGCAACTTACATAGACATTGTATAAAATTATTATGAAAAGTGCAAGATAAATTTAATCAGAAAACAACTGTTCGTTTATAACATCAGTAAAAAATTTGAAATCAGCGTGCCACACAGATAAAGCAAACCAAGCCAAGTGGTATTCACCAATAAAAATACCAGTCATTAAATACCAAAATGCAACCCATTTTAGTATGTAGTATAGATAGACATGAACTTCATCTTTTGGAACGATAAAGTCAACACCGTTTGTAAAATATATGTATGCAGCTCTCATCAACTAAAAATATATCCTATAACATTAAGGTTATCATCATACACCTCGCCTAATAAACTACCATTCTTTTGCCAAGCTTTTACCATGCGAGTGTGCTTACAACTACGACTACGAGCAGGACAATTGCACCCTCTATCGCTAATGCTGTAGATATCCAAGGGTAAAGACGAGTCATCAAATTTTGCCACTTCATACTTTAATCTACCTTTTCTGATAATATACTGTGCCATAATTCCCTCATTTTTTATATAGTATCATAAAATTCAGTAACAAGCAATGTAAAAAGAAAGACAGGTAAGTTCTGAACTGTACCTGTCTCTCCGTTTCCCCTCTGTGACTCTTTCGAGTCTTATTTAGAATATCAAAAGATTAATTGTTAAGCAAGATTAAAGTAACTTATGATTGGTTACATACCTCTTTAAAAACCTTGCAAACCAATCTTGAGCTTCTTGACCATAATGCATATATACACTATTCTCCCCAAAATCAAATCCGTTACTTTTTAATAGATTGGAGTACGAATGCTTAGGGTCTTCAATAAAAGGATAACGCTTTGTATAAACTTGTTTATAATACTGATACAAATACCCTTTTTTATAAGGACAACTTAATGTTGCACTCCAAAATAAATATTTAATTCTGTGAAGAGTTAAAAAATATTGGAGTAAAAGAATATTGTGCATATAATTTATAGTTTGTGGGAGAGGTTTTGCAAAAGTTGTCCAAGCTTTGTAATAACCATATGAAACTATATCCATATCCCTTTTATAATTTTCATCATTGCCTACTACTAAGGGTTGAAAGCCATCTTTCCAACCATTATGTTCATTGTAAATCTCAGTGCGAAACATACCTGGCCAGTTTATTACTACAAAGTAATCTTTATGATTATATGAAGGCTCGATGAACTCTTTTAAAAAGAATTCCATAGTTGTTCTAACAATTCTATCTGAAGAAGCTCCAGATATTGCTAGATTTAAAACATCATCAAAGTCTAAAAGCTTGGCCAGAGTAGACGGCCAAGCTTTCTCATAACAACTACCTGATTTTGGTCGCTGTATTTCAGCACCTGAAGTGTGAGAGCAACCATTTGCGAATAGAATCATATTCCAGTTTTTTCAGTAAACTTTATAGGGGTGTTGAGATCAGGAGGAGCAAAGATTGAACCGTCATATGAAGCAGCCAAACCTGAAATAAAAGTGTTAACACTGGGAATTAGTAGATCAAGTAAGGCATCATCAGCAGTATCTACCGGTACATTATGATCATTTGCACCAAGTTGAGCGTAAGTAAGCTCTCCATTTAGTTCAATAGGTTTCCTCTGTATTTCAACTAAATAACAATAATTGTTAGTTGATGCTGATAAATTTGCACTTACCTTCATTATGTCATAATCATCACATGACCAAATTGCAGACATTTAAATCTCCTTATACTTTTCATACATTGGAAAAACCTCAAAGAAGTTAGTATCTCTGTATTTATCTAAGAGTAAGTTGTATGAAATCATTTCTTTTCGTATATCATCTAGGGTATTATGCTTAACTAACCCATTTGGATCACTTTGAGTATAACCATTTTCAAGGTCAATGTCTATAAATTTTTTGAAAATGTCTAACAAAGCTGGATAATCTGAGTAAAGATTGAACAGCTTTTGTTTATCCTCTCTCATCAATATTTGAGGATTACAATGAATTGGCAAGCGACAAGGAGAATATATTATTTTAATACCTTGTTTTCTAAATCTTTCAATGATAGGTAAAGTCCAAATACTGTAAATGCTTACTACACAGTTAATAGTATCAACATACCTGTGTGCTTCTTTAAAATTGTCTAAAAAAGTTTTCATATTAAAACCAGTTCTTGAATATTCAACAGCATCTCCCCACCCGTCAACACTAGCTTCAACACTGACAGATCTGAATTGTTCCCAAGCAACCACACAATCAAAACCTTTATAGTTTAGATTTGAGAGATTTGTAGAGTAACCAAGACTAACATTGACTAAATCGTTATCAAGTAAAAAATTCATCAACTTTATGTGTGAATCAGTAATCAATGGTTCTCCACCAGATAAACTGATGTGTTTAAGAGAACCAGATTCGATACCTGATTTAAGCATATCAAACAGATAATCACCGTTATGTTCAATAGCGTCCTTAAAAACAGCATTGTCTTCAAACACAAAATAGTTGTGTTTTTTATTTTCTACTGCCCATGTAGAAGAAAATGAAGGATTACACATGCGACATTTAAAATTACAAACATTGTTTAATCTAATGTGTATTGAGTTTAATTCACGTTTACGAGGTGTTGAGACTCTATGTGTCTTAAGACCTGCGGCTTCATTTTTCCAACACCACTCACAGTTTTTATGCTGTATTCCAGAATCTAAGGCTTTACGTAATTCTTTGAGAGGTTTGCCTGATATATACTCCTTAAGGTTTGAACCCATCGGAAAACGGTTTGATGGCATAACACAACAAGGAGTGACGCTCCCGTCCTCCTCGATATGTAATTCCGTATAAAGTCTGTCACAATAAGTTTTACTTACTGGCTGCTCTTTGTAAGATTTCTGTGATGAGTTCTTCACATCTAGTGCCTTCAACCTTTTTAATCATCAGTAAGTACTCACTTTTTAATCCACGTTGATCTTCAAGACGTGGGTTGATGAACTCCTGTCTTAATCTCTTGTACAAATTTTTCCATGCAGGACCGTGGGGCTTGCACCTGAAGTTATTTAGTTTGTATGAATAGTACTGTAGTGCGTGTGCAATTTCATGAACAATTACCATTCTAAGTCTATCATGTTTATCACGAGTATAAAAGCCACCAATTATTGGATCAGAATCAAATGATTTGTATTCATACACTCTATACACATTACCGTCACGCTCTTTACAAAGATGATTCATAGCCATGTTTATTCCTGGCCCATCAGCATACATTCCACCGCGTGATGATCTGCGTTTTGGACTCCAATCTAAGTTAACACTAGCGAGTTTAAACTTTGGAAATATTTCTTTAATAGCAAATGCCTCAACATCTTTAATATATTGTTGAGCAAAAAAGTTCCATCTTGCTTGTTCTAAACCTGTCATGTAATTAAACTCCAAACGCAATAAATATAAAAGGCGGCAATAGTGCCAAGTAGAGATGCTATAACAAACATCTCAATATCATCATGTGTTTTTAGAAAGTATTTAATTTCAGTTAGAGTTCGTGAGATCGTGTACTTCATCTTCAATATCCTCTGCATAAACATCACCTTCTGTTTCATCTACTACGTCTTCTAAATAAACTATATCATCTTCAATTTCATACTCATAATCTGCTGAACCAAAATCAAACAACTCAGCGGCTTTAATACAAGCCTCATCCTCGTCTTCTGCTTCGATATCAGTAAGTGTCATTGTTATACGTACTGTATATTTCATCGTCTTTTTCCTGTTGCTGAGTCGGACGCTTCCTTTGAAGAAAGTACGACAAGGTTGCCTTTGTTGTATGCCTGACCGACAAAAACTCCTTGACCAGAATACTTAGACTTACCGCGTACAAAACCATTGCCTACACGATCAGATGTCGGTAGTGTTTCAGATACAGAGTAGTCTGGAAGTGGGGCACGATATTTAGGTTGAGATTTTAGCTGTGTGGGATGAACACCCATACGACGAAGCCAATTATCATGATACTCAAGTTTCTGCTGTCTCTTCATACATATCTCCTATATTTAATAAATAATACTAAATATAGAAGCATTTAGCAAGTTACCAGTTTCTTTTGTAACTAGGTTGTTCCCAATCAGATACATCAAAATTAACTTTATCGCCTACTGCTATAATACAAGCTGTGTTGTCTAAGTGAAGTTCTACAATTAGCCAATATGACGTGTTTTGGTTATAATAAAAAACATACGGCAAAGAGTACATATTATCCCCTATGCGCGCATTACCTTCCATGGTCATCAAAGGAGACATATCATCTGCTTTAGCCCTAGCAGCAACTTCTTGATAGCTTGCGCACTGTATTGGTTTTTCTGCCCAAACTGGTTCAGCTGAAACTACATTTGAAATTACAATAACACTGATGCTAATAAAAAATGCAACAAGTAGTTGAATTCCAAATTTATCTATTTTTTTAAATGGGTCATCGTCTTTCATAGTCTAAGCTCCTCATAATCTCGTAAGCAGTCAACATATTTCCCGTCAATATCAGGAGTGAAAAGAGCAACTGCAATGTTACGAGCACGAGCAACTTTTTCCCAGTTTTGATCACAGAATATAGCAATTCTATTTCCATGTGCAGGATTAGAGTGATATAACTCTGGTTTATCTATTTGATAGTAAGTTAAATCACCAAAAACTTTTTTAGCAAGAGTAGTATTAATATGATATGTAGTGTTTGGTTGTGCAAACAAAGCGGCTAGATAGAAGGTTTCTGGGAAGAAACCAGAGTCTTTTGTCCACTCCCAAGTGTGTTTACTGTACAGGGTGTGAATAGCTTCCATCAAAGTAGCGTCTCCAAGACGGTCTAAATCACCCATGCGTAGTTGAGCTTCAATAATTTGATGCCCAATTATCTCAATATTTACAATACCAGTGTACTCCTCAAGGTTCTCCTCTAGCCAATTATAAATTGTTCTATGAACCTCTTCTGGTAGGTCTTGTTGTAATGACCAAAAGTCAAACGCCCCATGCTGAAGCTTTTCACCATAAAAAGCAAAATATTCTGTTGGTACACCTCTGCACATCACATAGTCAACAGAATAATGATCACCCATCGCGTACGAAGACCAAAACAAGCCAGGATCTGTTACTTTTGCATACTCTTCTGGATTATGACAAACTTGTGATTTTACGGAACCACCCATCAAATTAATAATAGGTTTAACACAAACAGGGTAAGTAGACGGCTTAGTACCTATTGGACCATAAGGTACACCTAAAGTCTCACACAAATCCATCTTGTTATATACCCAACGAAACTCGTGAAAATATTCCCAAGCTACCTCATCTGTAGTTGGAATCACTGTATCATCATCAGAAACTCCAGCGTAGACAGCTGACATTTGTTTAATTGGATTATAACTATCCCAAGTCATCTTTTTCTCCTAATAGATTTGGAACGCTAACAAGTTTTTCTTTTTCAATAATCTCAATACACATGTTAGTAATTGTAATATCTTTTTCTAAAAAGAACATTTTCTGTTTGAGTTTTTCTAACTCTTGTTGATAAAACTGTAGTTCACGTTCTTTTTGTAGTTTATGTTCTATGATGTCTGAAAGTAAGATAATATTATCTTTCAAAACTGCACCGCCGGTGACCAAAAAGTTGTACGTCCGTCATCTAGTTTAATTCTCTCAACTGGATGTCCGTATATATCTTGTTTTTGGTTATAAACCATTACATGCCCTCCCCGTGCTTCAACTATTTCATCAGGATGTGATGCAAACCGTGTATACTTGCCATGATTATTATATAAATCACTATAATTACGGATAGTTGCTCCGCCTGACTCATACGATGCTGCCAATACTTTGCAAATTGCGTAATAAAGTTTTTCAAGTTCTTCTTCATCTAGACTTCCCATTGTTCTGTGCGGAGCTATGCCAGCTAAAAACAGTGATTCTGATTTGTAGATATTACCTACACCAGATATTTTCTTTTGATCCATTAGCCATTTGACCACCGAATAGGAGGGATAACTTCGTGCGCGGGTATTAAATTCGTCAAGAGTACAAGGATTATTAAGCATATCAGGTCCGATTGATCTAAGTTTTGCTTGTAAATCCGATTCTTTATGAACAAACTTAATAGTCCCAAAATTACGCATATCGTTGTAGTAGATAGATGAATCATCATCAAAGTATAGAGCAAATCGAGTGTGTTTGGAAGGTTTTAGTTTAAAGTTACCTGTCATTCCTAGGGTAGTATACATGTAGCAAATTGGAAGCATATCTCCAAACTCCCACCATATGAATTTGCCTTTGTTGAATACGCCTTTAACAGGTAGATTTTGCTCCTCTAAAGCAATATAAAAATCAGCAAAACCGTCTGGAAGCTTTTTAGTGTACCTTCCAGAGATAATATTAATATTTACAAGTTTTTTGCCGCGAACTGCTCTATCAACTTGTTTAGCGGTGCGAGTACACTCTGGTCCTTCAGGCATTATATTCCCTCACTGTTTAGCGGTTTACATACCCACTCAATAGTGTCCCAGTTGCCATCAGCTGGAATTGAAGCATACACTTCTAGTAGACGCTCACACTTATATTGAGCCATAGGCGGATCATAGCGATGAATTTCTTGTGTATAACAATTACCCTTTAAACAAGTGGTTAGGTAGACTGCCCATAAAAATTCCATTAGTTAAACTTACTCCACAATTTGTGCAAAACATAAAACCAAACACTATTGATAGCAGGTTCTATAACAGCAACTGCACCTGCTTCCCAGATGCTTGCACCTGTTATTATACTTACAACACACATAGCAATCAACACATGTCCAAAAAAGAAGATGACCGCAAGAGTCAGACTCCCGCTAGTCATCAACCTTTTAGTTGTATTAACCATGCCATTTTTAAATTCAGTCATTACCGCATCTTTAAATTAGCTTGACGTGGAAAACCCCATACATCAATAGCTGGAACTCGAATCATGCGCTCTTTTGTATTCTTTTTGTCAGGGTTTTTTACAGTAAGCATTACGTTTTTACCGCGACGCCATGCTTTGACTTGGTTATTAAGACGAGCATCTGAGGTTAGATATTCACGACGAAGAGCATTTAACACAGAACGTGTTACATTAGGACGCTCACCTTTAGACACATAATGTTTGCCAGAACTTTTCTTACCCATTGCTTTTCTCCTTGATTAAAATATAACTTAATATAGTATATTTTTAAGCAACAAGCAATTAAAGAGTTGCAGTCATTACAGCATAATTAGATGAGACAGTTGAGTTTTGACGTAACTCAAGAAAGGAACTGATAAAATCACCAGCTTCATAGACATTCTTACACTTAACACATTCAACAATATCAAGTGGTTGAATTTTTCCAGCCTGAAACCAAACTTCCTCTTCAGTTGAGCATAAAGGGCAACTAGTTCTCGCCCTGTGAGGTTTGTACATTTTTTAATTTTTCATAATATAAATTTACGCTATGATCAAAGACACCATCAAACGGTTGACCTTTTTTCAAGGCTCTCCAGCGACCTCTATATTTATCCTTAGTGCGCTGCCAAAGTGTCATTTTTCTAATGTTGCCATAGTGATTTATGTAAACTAAGTTACCACTATGTCTAAAGCGTATTGGAAAAGGTATAGATGTTACAATATCATTATTATTTACAAAACGATAGTGTTTAACACCGTCCTTTTTCATTTCCTTGACGAAATCTCTATTACCTACACGGGGGGAACCGAAAGTGTAAAGTTCGTTGGCGTCTAACCGACTTG